AGCAGGACAGTGTTCTACACGTGGGTCAACATTCGATGCAAATTACCGGGTCAGGTGGGTCAGTTCTCAGTGCAAATCAACACTCGACGCCTTCTTCCAGCGATCTGGCGCCCTTGATGGCTGGCCGGATCTTCGGAAATCCATGCTTCTGCAGATGGCTGATCGTCTCTGGCCGCGCTGAATCTGCCGTGATCGGCCACTTTTCCGAGTCGGGTACCGACATGAACAGGTCCGGCGTATCTACGATCTCGCAGCCAACGCGGTAAGCCTCGTATGGCACATACAGCTTGCGACCAACGATGTAGCACTGGATCAGCACTGTCGGATCGATGCTGAAGCCCCAGTCAGCGCCTTGGCGAAACGTGGCAGATGCATCAACCTCGAATTCCTCAACCGTCCAGTTCTTGAACACCCGCGCCTGGCTGCTTTGCCGGTACTTTCCGAGCCATACGTGCTCGTACTTGTCCATGTCGCGCGACCGATCGAACTCCATTTCCGCCCGCAGTTCATCAGGCAGCCATGGGTTGTCCATGTAGTTCGCCTGAACCACGATCGCGTCAGGAGGCAGCACTGGCCCACGCAGCAGCTTGTCGATTGGATCCGTCGCCAAATCCGGGTTCCAGTCGAACCAGAGCTGCGAACCAGGCTTGCGGATCGTCGGGCGAAGGATCGTCAAGCTCTTGTCCGTCGCGTTCTGCGCTTCCGTGAACCATGACCGGTCAAAGCCTTCAAGAGACTTGATCGACTCAGCTGTATGGTTCTGCATGCCCTCGAAAATCGTCACGCCGCCCTTCTTGGACAGGATTCTCCGATCCTGAACCTCGAAGTAGTCGCCCGCGTTGAACGCTTCGATCTTCGATTCCAACAGCTTCTTTACCGAGAACTCCAAGGACTTCAGCGTCTCGCGGACACAGACGAAATCCAGCTTCTCGGAAACGTTCTCCTCCAGCCATAGCTCACCGAAGAAGTGAGACTTGCCAGAACCTCGGCCTCCGTGCGCACCCTTGTAACGGGCCTGCTGCAGTAGCGGAGCGAAGACCCTAGGCGTCTTTATTCGCAGGGTCGACAATTTCGCGCACCACCTTCTCGAACTGCATCGGGGCGCCGTCTTCTCCTGTCAACTGCAGCGGTAGCAATTTCGGGTAGATCGTGCCCCAGAAGACGCGCTCGTTCGCCGGATCTTCCTGCGCCCAGGCGGTCAGACGCTCTGCACCCCCCAATGCCTCTGCTGCCTGAGCGATCGCATCCTTTGCGGCCTTCGTTGTCTTGTTCTTGGAGCCTTTGGGGCGGCCTTTTCCGGCTGCCGGTGGCTTTCGGGTGACATTATTTGTCACTTGTTTAGTGTCAGACATAGCGGATTTACTGAGGCCCGTTCAGATTCGGCACCCGCTCTTCCCACTCGATGGCATAGACCATCTGGGCTGCGTCGTTGACCGTCAGGCCGCCAGTGATCGTGCTGAAGCGGATGTAGTAGATTCCGGCCGGCAGACCTCGCTCCGACTGATTTGTTCCCACATTGGACGATTGCCCGTTCTGCGAGGCCGTGCGGACCATCATCAGGTCAACAGGCGTGCCACCAGTGAAGGAGCCACCCGTCTCTACCGTGACCACTGGCGAATACACCGCGCCGTTGTAGAGCGGACGCTCGGACATGCGGTTGACGCCAATGACAGGGAGTGCCGACCACGAGCCTGATGGCGTGGCGCCCGTGAAGACTTCGCACCGCAGCGCTCCCTGTGTGAGGGTCAGCACTTGGCTCCAGAGGATGAAGTCCACTGGGCTCGTCAGGCGCGCACTCACTGCAGGGCCAGCTACCGGAACTACCGCTTCCAAGTAGCTGCGGAAGAACCGGCCGGCAAAGAATCCCGTCTGGCCCGGGTCGACGCGTACGCGCGTGCTGGGACCGCTGCGATCCGTCAGCAGCTTGGTTTCGATCCCGGTGCCTGGCATGACTTACTTCTTCTTCAGGACCTTGTTAGCCGCGGCGTCGACCTTCTTGGCCTGCGACGGCGACAGGGTGCCCGCCTTCACGCCTTGTGTGGCTCGGGCCTTCGCGTTGGCGGCGTGGCTCTTGTCGTTGACGGGGAACCGCTTTCCCGGCAGTGCAAACTCCTTTTGCGGCATCGCCTTGCGCTGCTTGCTGGTGAGAGTTGCCATGTGCGGCTCCAGAAATGAAAAAACCCGCCGTAGCGGGTCAAGAACTAGCCTTTCGGGCTAGCGGAGGAGATCTTGCCGGTTGCGCCCGGCGTTGCGCGTCTGTGGACGGCAACCGCTTACTGGCAGGCAGCGTAGGAATCGAACCCACTCAGCTCGGCTTTGGAAGCCGGCCCGCGCCCTGCGCTACCACCTAGAAAGCAAAAAGCCCGGGCGATTTCTCGCTTCCGGGCTGTTTTTGGGGACACTGCGCCCCTCTGCGCGAGATCATAGAACAAAACAAAGTGGTTTACAAGCACTTACCACTCGACGCCCTTTCGCCTCAGGATCACCGAAACTGCCAGCTTTGCCGCCTGGTACGCGGCCGGCTGACCCGCCCCGGCCCGAGGGTTGCGCCAGACTTGCGGCCCCATCCGGTTGCGCATCTCGATCATGATTGCCAGCCGGTCGTCCCCGTCCAGTTCATCAATGGCTGAGCGGATCGTCGGCAGGACGAATGCGCGCACCCGCTGCTCGATCAGGTCGCCGATGTCTTGGTACTGATCGGATGCCCGCGCGTTGGCACAGGTCGAGTCAGCCCGTGCGTAACCCTCTACAGGCTGGTAACCCTGCTCGCTGCAGTACCAGTCGTAAAGCAGGTCGTCCAACGCGTCGTATCTGTACGCGGCAAGGGCCGACTGTCTCTCTACCGGCTTTGTAGGCGTTGCAGTGTACATTTCCCGCTCCCCGTCAATTGCAATCGGACCACTGCTGCGCGCGGCGGACGGCCGGCTCGATCCACTTCTTCGAAAAATCGTCCATCGAGAGATCCAAATCCCGCTCTGGAACCGTCCATGCACAGATTTCGTTGCCGTCCAGAGCCATGTACAGGAACATCCCGTCGAGGACGCGGACGACCACGATCACAGGCATCGCCGGAAGTTGGGCCAAAGCCACGCGCCGTATTTCCTCCCAGACCATCCGATCCGTCATGCGCGAGCGGTCATTAAATGGCGAATTCATGCGACCTCCAGCAACCCAGCCTCGACCAGCGCGACGCTCGTCTTGGCGATCCATTCCATCTGTGCGTTGTACTTCTCGACCTTCGTCATCGTCCGGCCTTGGTCCAGTTCGGCATGGCATGAGCAGCAAAGCGCCATGACAGCGGCGTCGCTTGCCTTGTGGCCCATTCCCTTGCCGAAACAGGACAGGTTGGCGTGCGCGGCCTGTGTGTCGCCATGCTTGCCGCAGTTGACGCACGGCAGGCTGGCAACGGCGCGGCGGAGCTTCTCGCTGCGGAAGGTCACGACTCCCCCTCCTTCGTCCTGCCGCGCCCGAGGATGATGGAGGCGGCGATGTACCAAGCCAGCGCGGGCCAGAGGATCAGCGGCATGTCAGCCCTCCGCACAGCGTTGAAACAGCAGATCATGGATATGGCTCTCGATGATGTCGCAGTCGACTTGCCGAACATCGCCATATAGAGCCATCGCGATCCGTTTCGCTGCCGCCTTGATGTCTGCGGCTTCCGGCGCGCTCATCAGCTTCTCCTGCGGTGCGGCTTGGCCGTCGTCCAGGAAATACGCCGGGTTCTGGATGTCGTACTCGTATTCTTGGATCAGCTTCTGATCCTCCGGAATGTGGCTGTCATCGAATACTTTCATCGCGGCTCCGCGTGATGTGCCTTCATGCCTGCGTTCTTCCACAGGTGCCGGCTGGGCGTCGTTTCGCCGTCCGCGTCTGCGTACACCTCCGGGTCGTCCTCTCCCAGCGTGCCAGCGCGTACCAGGCACCAGCCGATAATGCCGATGACTACGAATACCGCTCCGATGCTCAGAATGATTTGGGGCGTAGTCATGTCAGTCTCCAATTCGGTAGTTTGGCACCTTGCTCGCGAGGCTCATCATCGGCGGCTGGACCTTTGCGGCGCGCTCCTGAGCCATGCGCAGCGCCTTGTCAGCGCGGTATTCCTGGTACTTCGTGCTAGGGCAGTGGGTGATCTTGGGGGTCATGGCTAGTCCTTTCTCGTGCAGCCGTAGTTCTGCCCGCGCTTGACGAAGGTGAACTTGCCACTGATCTTCCCGTCGGCGAGCTTCGGAATCCATTTGTCCATGTCGGTCAGGAAGACGTTGACCGTCTTGCCGTCAGAGCGCGCGAAGGTGAATCCCACCGCGCTGCGGCCACGGCCTGCGTAACAGATAGGTCAGCGTGTCCTCGAACTCGTGGTTTGGAACCATTTCGTGGACGTTCCAGCCCTCGTAGTCCATCTGGTTTCCGTTCTTATCAAACGGGATCTCGTATTCGCCCTTTGCCATCCCATCCTCCCTTACATCACATTGGTTGTATTGCCGATTTACAACGGATCGGTTGTATTCAATGGCCCGTTTCGTGGGCCAGCCGGCTACGTGTTGGCGATCACGTAGCACCAAGGGCCGCGTCTTCACGCGGGCAGGAGTTCTTCTCAACTTCATCCATGACGGTCTGGATGGCATAGGCGTGGCCGATCATTTCCGCGCGCTTCCAGCCGTCGCGTTCCTTTTCCATCAGCGCCAGGATCGACTTCGTGGCTTCCGCGCTGGCGGCTTGCCAGACGAACCACCAACCTTCCACGATAGGATCGGCGTAGCGATCCTCGTGGCCACCGGCACGGCTCAGCATGTGCGCGCGGCCACGGCCTTTCATCATCTCTTCGAACTTCTGGCGCTGGTCCATGGTTTCTCCGTTGGTCAGGTGGTGGTCTTGCAGACGGGCTCATGCGGCCCGTAGTAGATGCGGAAGTGGCCGATGCCCATAGCTCCAGCGATGGCGAGCACGGTCACGAATGCGCCGACAGCAGTGAGAAGCCACCTCATACCGTCACCTCGTCGTGCTGCTCGTCTTCCACGGGCACGCCGCTGATCGGGCGCAGCCACGCATCAGGGCAATCCGCATCGGTGTCCAGCGTCAGTTCGCCGGTTTCCTTGTTCTTGCAGACGCCCACACCCTGAAAGCGAACTACCCACGCCGGCTGTCCATCGATGTCCGGTGCGACCTCGATAACCTCGACGATGCGACCGATGGACGCCGGCGCGCCGTCAGCGCGCAGCACGATAGCCATGTCTCCGGGCTTACAGTTCATGCCGCCTCCACCATCTGATGTTGGGCCGTAACGGCCACGCCCAGCGCTGCCCATGCGTGCGACTTGACGCCATAGGTCGGACCAGGCTGCTTCTTCGTGCCCTGCGGCCCAATCAGATCGAGCAGCGCTTGGCGAATGTTTGCGTCCTTGGCGCGAGGGCTGCCGCACAGGTGCAGCTTGACGTCGCGGCGGTAGACCAGACGCACAGCCTCGGGCGAGTGCCATGCTTGCTTGAAGCGGCCGATCCACACGCAGGTCTCGAAAACTTCCCGACCAACGGCCATGCCGTAGCTGGCGATCATCTCGATGGCGAGCGTGTACGGCCCTTTGCTGCCGACTGCCAGCATCGAGACGACATCCGCGTTCGGCATCACTCCCGACATGACCACGATGTCGCGGTCGAGCAGAACCCACCCGCTCTCCGTCGTGCCGGGATCGATCGCCAGGATGCGGTCGCGCACGCGCGATGCGAGCGGCGAACCCGTTTCTGCGTACTTGTTCCCGTTCGGCCAAGCGTCTATGTCAGCTTCCGTGAGGGGCCGGCACGGATCTCCCTTGACTGGCTTCGGATCGGCGCAGGTCAGGATGCGGTTGAACTCGGCGTCGGTCATGCTTCCTCCTTCGGCGACTGTGGCAGCGGCATCCAGTGCGACGGCCACATGTAGTGATTCGGGTACATGCCGCCGCCGATCTCCCGGAATGCAGCACCGTCGAACCAAGCCGGCATTACTCGACCCTGGATCGAGATCAGCACGGTCTGTCGGATCGACGGGAGTTCGGTGTTGGATTTGATCCAGGTGGTCATTCCACGATCTCCAGAACTTCGGCGCCGGTCTTGTCTGCGCGGTCTTTCGGTTCGTGCGTGAGAGCTTGGGCTGTCAGGTACTGGACAGAATTGGTCACTTGCAGAAGCGGGGCAGTCGACCCCTGTTTCATGACTTGCGCTGCATGTTCTGGGCGCCCCAGCAGCAGCGGCGCCTGGCTCTGGAAGCCGGCTTTGGCGTTCTGCGCCTCGGCAATGCCGATCAGCACGGGCGGATATTCCGGCGTCGAGCTGCGCATCTTGTAGCCGCGGTACCGGTTCACGAACTCATTGCGAACGAACGGCCATTCGTCCTCGCTCTTCGTGCCCATCGCCACCCAGCCGCCCATTTCCAGGATCACGCGGTGGATGATCGGGTCATCGAACACCACGGACTGGTAGGTGCCAACCGATCGAATCGCCTTGTCCACCTTCGACCAAGCAGACAACCCGGAATCCTGCGTTGAGCCCTGCAGCATCTTCACGATGTCCGCTGGCTTCGGCAGGAACTGCCCCGAATCCGGGTTTACCGCGTGCTTGTTGAACGCCTCGGCCACCGCGGCAAAGTCGAATGGCTGCATGGCCTGCCACCAGACACGGCCAGCAAACGCGGAGTAGTCCTGCCGGTAGAACGCGTACACGTCGCCCACAAGGGCAATCAGTCGGTCGAAGTCCTGTTGGGTCATTGCGGCACTCCCTTGTGGAATTCCTCGGAAAGCTGCGCGGCGATCTGGCGGTTGCGCTGCTCCAGCGCCTCCTGCCGGTTCAGGCCAGTGCCCTTGGAGGCAACGGCGGAAATCTTCGTCTGTGCGTTCAGGGCGGCTGCCAGCCACGCAGCGGGCTCCATCGGGCGCTCCTGCATCATTCGCTGGCAGAGCAGCCATGCGCCCTCTTCCCGCAAAACCTTGACGGCAGCGCCCAGCAGGGATCGCGCGCTCTTGTCCGGCACTTGGCGCTCGATCATCCACGGCACAGCGATCTGCCAAAGTGCGTCTTTCGCATCGATACCGTCGGCGGTGACCAGCGACGCGTCAGCGTCCGTTCCGTCAGGAACGGAAAGGTTTTTAGTAGTTGAAGATGAAGAAGAAGATGAAGGGGGGGGATTTTCCGAAACCGGAAGGGGGGTTTCTAAACCCCCCTTATCTTTCTTAGGACGCCCCCCTTTCTTGCCGTGTTCTGCACCCTTTATGCCGTGCTCGGAACCGGCCTTTCCACCTGCTGCACGTGCTTCGCGGATCTGCTCATCACGGACCATCCGGCGCGAGTAGACCGAGCCATCGTCCGCAATGGAAGGCACGCCGGCATCGATCAGCTCCGCCAGCACGCGTTGATATTCCTTCTCGCTGATACCCACCAGGCGCGCGACTTGCGCCGGCTTCATGGGCTTGCCATTGACCGACAGATGGCCGTAAGGCTCGCACTCATGCATCAGGCACAGCATTTCATGCCAGAGCCCGCGCGCCAGCAGCGAACAGCCTTGCAACGCAGTGTCTTTGCGCCAGTCGGCCGGGTAGAACTGGAACGCCGGCCGCTTCATTGCCTGGACTCCAATTGCGTGCGCAGGTAATTCGCAGCGAAACGCTTGATCGCTGCAAGTTCACTCGATTCCACAACCTCAAGGCTGGCCGCATCCAGCACCGCCAACAGGGTCGGAAGCGTCACGGATCCATGCCCAGCAGCAAAAGCGGTCAGATCCGAGACTTGGATTCCAAGGAAGTTGGCAATTCGCTCGCATTCGATGTGGCTATCCAGCACTCGGAAAAGTGGCGCGGATGGGGCGAGAGGGTCGCGGATCATCATGATGATTCACTCGTCCTGCGGCCCAAGTTGGACCGAAAAGGCCCGCTCCTGAAAGGCAATAACCTCGGGATGCATGGGGCCGTATGCGCTCAGCAGGATCAGGAAGCCCAGCCATTCAGGCGTTGTCACGCCTTGCTCTGCGGCCTTAATCGCCAGATCGCGTGCCTCGTCGGCCGGCAGCAACGCCGGTGCCTTGACGTGTTCGCTCATACCGGAATCCGTGGTCCGTTTTGGTCCGTGACGGATGCGACAGCCTGCAGAGGGGCTGGCAAAGTTCCCATCACACCAAACAACGCAATACGAAAAATGCGACGCAACGTAGCTGCATCACTGTCGAAGCCATACGCCTCCTTGAACCGAAGGAAGGCTTCGTATTCCTCGTCGTCAACGTTGCCCTTGACCGGGTTGCGAGCCGGAGCGCGCAGAAATTTGCGTGACATGTCTTGTAGTCCTTAGGCGGCAATGCGTTCCGGCTTGGATCGTTTGGCAACGAGAACCCCTTCCCAATTCGCTCGCGGGAATTTGAGACGGAGGAACTTGAAATGCCCGGGTGGAATGCCGTTCGACTTCCACTGCGTCACGGCTCCAGGCGTCAGTTCGCAAAGGCCCGCGACTTTCACGGTGCCCCCCAGCTCATCGATGAGCCGGACCGTTTCGGGGTGGGTTGAGGTCTTGTCCATGCACGCAGTTTAGCGTGCTAAATCGCACAATGCAAGGAGCCTAAAGTGGTTTTCTTTAAGATTGCTAAAATGGAATCGCTCGCAGATAGGCTCAACCGCGCAATGAAATTGCGCGACATCAAGTACAAGAAGGAACTGGCGGAAATGGCCGGCGTGTCCCCTGGCGCCGTCACGCAATGGTTCACCGGCGACACGGCGAATTTGGCCGCTGACACGCTCATCAAGCTGGCTAAAGGCCTCCGCGTCCGTGTCGAATGGCTGAAGGAAGGGCTTGGCCCTATGGAGCCCGACGACGAGCCAGAAGACGACTTCAAGGACTTCGTAATGATCCGGCGCCTAGATGTAAAGGCGTCGGCCGGCAACGGCAATCTTGTGTTCTTGGAGTCGGATAAGGGGAAGATGGCCTTTCGCCGGGACTTTCTAAGGAGCGAAGGTGCCAAGGATTCCGAAGCGTTGGTCTGCTACGCCGATGGCCAGAGCATGGAGCCAACGATTCCGGATGGAGCCGTCCTGCTGATCAACCTTGGTCGAACCGAGTTCGTCAACAACGGAATCTTCGTCATCAGACTAGAAGGGGAGGTTCTCGTAAAGCGCCTTAGAAGAGAGATTGGAGGCGGAATCCAGATCGTCTCGGACAATCAGGACAAGAACCGCTATCCCGACATTCACATCACCCCCGACAAGGAAGACCTTCTAACAATCGTCGGGCGCGTATTTTGGATGGGAGCACGTCTATGAAATCTTTGATTGTAGGGGCCGTTCTCGTGTCGACTTTGGGCGCCTGCGCCATGGTCGACTATGAAAAGTACGAGGGCCAGCAGCTAGTGAGAGAAGGAACGGGCGGAACGAAGTCGACCGTTGATGGGATTGATGTCTGGAGCTACGGAGCCCCACCCCGCCGCTATGAAATCTTGGGCGTCGTGACGGTTTCGGTCCCCAGCGGCCCTGTGGCACAGCACCGGATTACATCCAATGCTGCAGAGAAGGCCAAAGAAATGGGCGGCTCAGCCGCTATCAACATCGATACGCTGGATACAGGAACTATGACCTCAGTAGCCAGTGCGTTCGGGTCGAACGGCTCCTACGCCACTGGCACTTCAATGTCGATAGGCAACGCCAAAGGGCGATACCTGGTGATCAAGTACCTCAACTAAGAAGGCTATCGACCCATGACGGAAGCAAAAATCTTCGTGGCGACTCCCGACAGCTTTGCTGTGTGCACACTGCCAGACCAAAGTGTTGGGTTCATTTTTCATGGGCTTGGAAAGCACTTCGGATTTTCTGAAGAAGTTCAGCTAGTTCTTCAGACGTCCCCCGCCGAAGCTCGCCAGATTGCTGCCGCACTAGCACGAAAGGCGGACGAGGCTGAAGCCCGAACACCTCAAGCGACGACGCCAGTCCAATCCCCTCCAGGTAATGCACAGTAGGCTCTTTCATAGATCCAACCTCCAGTAGGTCAATGCCCGCCGCGCGCGGGTTTTTTTGCGCGCCACAGCTTCAGTCTAACCCCCTCCCCCCGGTCTTGTAACCACGCTCGACAACTGAGCCCCTTTTTTGCGCCCGCGCAATTCAGTTTACTAAACTTTTCCTTGCGCACTTTAATTTAGCCTGCTAAAGTACACCCATCGAGACAGCAACGAACCACCGGAGCAAGCGATGAACGCAATCCACCCCGCCTTCCAGCAAGTCCTGCGCCCGTTCGCCCCGGTGCAGCCGCTGCCTGACGTGAGCTGCAAGCAGACGCGCCGCGGCAGCGTCAACGAGTTCACGTTCCGAGGCAGTGATGCCAAGGCCGTGCAGCGCGCTGCAGATGTGCGCATGTCGCAGATCGACCCGTATCGCTCGCCGGCTGTTGTGGCGCAGCGCCAGGACGGTGCGGACTACGTGGTGGTGGTTCGGTATTACACGGTGGACTGAGCCATGACCATCCACAAGACCATCGTCAGCGCGACCTTCGAGTGCCAGTACGGCGCTTTTCTCGAAGCGTCGCTGCACATCGAGTTTGAACACCTGCCGGCCGACCCGTCCGTTGGCATCAACGAAGACGACATCGACATCACCGAAGTCCGCATGCAGTTGGTGGACGGTGGCTGGATGCCCTTCAACGGTGATCTGAAAAACGACGAGCTTCGGTTCCAGTGCTGGGAAGCGCTGAAGGCAGAGCGCGAGCGCGCCGAGTCCGATTACGCCGACTCGTGGATTCAAGAGCGCAAGGACGTGCGCGTTTATCTGGGGGCGGTATGACCAATCACAAATCAGAGGGGAATTCGATGCAAGAGAACAATACCGAATCCGAAGTCATCACCAGCTACAAGGGCTTCAACAAGGACTGGACGTGCCGTGGCTTTCAATACGCGCTGGGTGAGTCGTACGAGCACAAGGGCAACGTAGAGGCATGCGCAGGCGGCTTCCATGCTTGCGAAGACCCGCTGCACGTCCTGCGCTACTACAACGCATCGAAGTCCCGTTTCGCCATCGTGGAGCAGTCCGGTGATCTGAGCCGCCACGAGGAAGATTCGAAGGTCGCGAGCCGCAAGATCACGATCAGGGCCGAGATCGACATCGCTGGACTGGTCAAGGCCGGCATTGAGTGGCGAACCAAGCGTTGCACTCCAGTCGAAGGCAAGGATTCGCACCTGGATAACGCTGCAGTTACGGTCAAGGGCCGCAACGAGTCGGCGGCTTCATCGGGCGGCTACGGCGCAGCCACCGCATCGGGCTACTCCGGCGCTGCCACCGCATCGGGCTACTCCGGCGCAGCCACCGCATCGGGCTACTCCGGCGCAGCC